TTTCTGTTGCATTTGCAACTTCACAATTTCTTTATTGTCTCTCATATCCTGCTCTTTAATCTTAATTTCTTGTTGCTTTAACATTAACTTAGCAGTAGCTTCTCTTCGTTTAAACTCTTTTTCTTTCTCATCTGACTCACTAGGTAAGTTAGTTGCAAGAGCTGTCATAAGTTTAGCTTGGATTTCTTGTGGCATCATCTGTGCATCTACTTGGTCTTTTTGAGCAGAAGCCATATTAGCTTGTGCTTCAGATTGTTTAAGTTGGATGTCAGCTTGAGTATTTGCCATAATCATTTGTTGTTGCTGTTGCGATTGTTGTTGTTGTTGCTGTCTTGATTGTGTTAATACTTCTTTAATTATTTCTTTGTTATCAAGACTAGAGTTAGATATAATACCATCTAACAATAACGGTACAACAGGACTGTTTGGTCCTAGTGTTTTCAGTAAGTTCATAAACTGTAACTGCTCTACTTCTTTAGCTAGATTACCTAATGAAGAGTGAGCTACAAATTTATAATCAGCTACTGGGAACTCTTCTGGAGCAAACTGCATAAATCTATGTGCTACCTTAGTAATAAATGGTACTAAGAAGTTATCCTGGAAGTTCACCAGAGTACGTTTATTCTTTTTAAGTATGGTAGCTAGGGTAACAGAGAGTTCTCCCCCTGTAGGCTGTTTCATGTCGCTTTGTGTATCTAGTGTGTTAGTAGCCTGCAATAACATTTTCTGGAATGCTTGTGCAGTTACTAAATTAGATTCCTCAGTTACACCAAACTTAAATGGCTGTAATACTTCTTGTGGAGAACCATTAGTAAGAATTGTTTTGCCTGGTCTTACTTCAAACTTAGCTCCTCTAGGCAAGCGTGTTGCATCCATACCCATCATAGGTGCAGTAGTTAATGCTAATGAATCTAGATGTGCTCGAAGCTGTGCATCAATAGCTTTCTGCATATTGTAACCTTTCTCTGCTACACCTCTACCCCAGAATCTCTTAGGTACTGTGTCATCTTGATAAGCTACAATAGGTCTATCTTTCATCATATATGGACTTCTTTCTGCTTTAAGAAGAACATCATCATTACCAATAACAACGATAGCTTCTACAAGTTTGCCATATTCTTCTAAGATATTACCCACTCCTTCATATGACTCTCCATTATCTGGATTATCAAGTAATTTCTCTGGAACAAGTCCATAATATCTTACAATCTTAATTTTATCTTGGTCATAGTCTTCATCAATCCAAGATTCATCTAAATCTGCTTCATCTGGAGCACTTCCACCTAAGTCTGCCTTAATATATACACCATCTTCCATGTTTTTAGCTACATGGTGTGCAGATACAAACTCTTCTACAGCACAACCCATAGCATCATTAACATTTGTAGCATTAGGGTCGATAAGGAAGTTCTGTGGACTAATTGGGTTTAATGTTACTGTAACTTTATCTTTAGACTTTGTACCAATGGCTACAGAATCTACATCTTCCATTACTTGTGTGGCAGGAACAAGGTCTTTTTCTTTACGAAGTACAACTTCTCCAATACCTGTACCATAAATAGACGCTAATAAGATAACATCTCCTACAGCTTTACGTAATCCTGTCTGCTTAAAGCATTGTTTCATGTATTGTTGCATGTACTCAATGTCTTTAGCATTCTTATCCATGAGGTCATCATCAATACTAAACAAAGCATCACCATTACCAAAGACACCCTCCTCAATCTCTGATGCATGGTTCTCAATAGCTTCTTGTAAGATAGGAGATACAAGCCTACTTCTTTCTGATTCTCTTAATCTGTCTTCAGAAGCCCATTCACCTCGCCACAATCTCTCATATTCTTTCCATCTATCTAGATAGTTCTCATCTCGACTGTCTCTCCAGTCCATTAGATGCCCTTGTATCCAAGAAACTAGCTTATTATTTGTTTGATACTGTGCCATTGTGTATTCCTTTTAGTTAATAACCAGAAACCATGTCTAAGGCTTCATATTCTTCGTCGACATCTTCAAAATATACGTCAACTTGTGCAATTTGCTGTATATATGCTAAAGCATCTACCAAATCGTCGTGTAATTGAGAGTTAGGAAAGTTGACTAGCTGGTCAATAAAGGGAGTATTCCAAGCTCCTCTCTCTAATATTACCTTTCCGTTCTCAAATATTCCTTGTAACGACCATATAATTCTTTCACTCTTCCTTCTATTTCCATGATTCAGGTCTTCTATCCTGAAATACATGTTATTTTCTCTCATCAAATCATTTAAGTAAGGAGCTGCTGCATTTTTTAATGACCCTTTCTCAATACCAATTTTATGAGGCATATAATTCTGTACTGCTTTGAAGATTTCTCTACAAGTTTCTTGTATGTCCCATCTTCCGTGTCTTATTTCTTTAATCCACCATCCTTCTTGATGAACCCTAACGATTGCAATTGCTGTCTCATCCAGTTTCCTATTCTTGTTACCTGCTTCTTTATCCACAGACACAAATCCAGCCAAATCGACTGCAATGTAGTAACGACCATCTTCAGGTTCATCTTCCTCATTTCCATATTGTATCCATTCTTCTTTAAATATATCTCTTGAAGCTGCTTGGAAACTTGCAAGAAATTCCTGTCTAAATGCAAAACTACTCATAGAAGTCTTAGCTGCTTCTATCTCTGACTCTGGTATTAAAGGGTTATCATATGATGAGAAGTGAAAAGCTTTCCAGTCATCATCTTTCCCGTCTTCTGCATACTTGTATAGCTCATAAAAGTGGTTACGACCTTTAGGAGTTCCTATAAAGAGTGCCTTACCCTGTACGTCTGCTAGTGCCGGTCTTAGAATCTGCTCCCATACATTAGGTTTAATATCTGCATATTCATCAATAACCAAGAAGTGTAGACCTACACCACGAAGTGTATCTGGTCTATCTGCTCCTTTAAGATATATCTTACGACCATTAACTAAAGTTAGTACAGATGTATTCTCATGTGCAGACTGTATTACATCTCTACCTAATTCTTTTAGTACACCCCACATAATATCTTTTGCTTGCTGGAATGTAGGTGCTACATAAAACACATCTTTAGTTTCACTTTTTAGTGCTTCAATCAGAAGCAACCAAGCTGCTAATCTAGATTTACCAAACCTTCGACCTGCAGCTACAATTCTAAATCTGTGTGGGTCGTCAAATACTTCTCTTTGTTTATCGTGTAACTTAACTTGTAGTTGCATCTATTATCTGCTTCTAACGTACACACCTAAAGCAAGAGTTGCTGCTAAGGCATCATCTTTGACTAGAAGCTTAGACATTTCTTCTGGACTTATAGAAGCTAAATAATCTCTGGCTGACATACCATCTGAACCATACTTGTCATAGAACATCTCCTCAAACTTAGGTCCAAAGAGAGCAGAACTATTTATTAGTAAGTCTAATGCTGTTTTAGGTTCTACTTGCCAGTAACCTCTTGCTGGTCCTCCTTTACCTTGTACTTTTGTTTTATACGCAGTCTCTACTTGTCCTGTATTAGCACCATACTTATATAGCTCTTCTTTAGTGAATCCACTATCTCCTTCAAAGATATAACTTGCTGTATCAAGAGCACTCTCAGCTTCTTTAGGTACTGACCATTTTCCCTTCAAAGCAGATAGAGCTGCTTTTTCCTTTGCTGGATTCTGTCCTGTGTGATAGTTTTTAGACCAGTCTGTTACAAATCCCGTGTAGTCTTTATCTTCAGTTTGCATATTATTTCTGATTTTCTGTTGAAGGTCTAGATTAAAGGGTGCACTTATTTGAGGCAGAACTACTTCTATTTCAGGTTCTGGTTCACCTACTGGAATAGTCTCTGCTTCAGAAGGTAAAGTAGTTTCTACTTCAGGTGTAGCTTCCATCTTTAACCAGTTAGCTTCATTCTGTCTTTGTATTTCAGCATCATCAAGTAACGTATTCTTAAGAGTCGATAATTCATCTTTAGTAACTACTGTAGATGGTTCAAAATCTCCATATTCTCTACTAAGGAGGTTCTGAGCTTTTCTGAATGCTTCTTTTGCCCAATTATTCTTCGCCATTATTTATTTCCTCATTTTCTAAATGTTGACCACCCTCTGGTAAGGAATGTTCAACTGTAGTTACTTCGTTGATATTAACTGGAGAATCTACTCCACTAATCTGAATCTCTATCTTATTACCTTGAGTCTTTGCTTTACTTAAATAATCTGCTGGAACTACTCTATCCAGAACCATCTTCAGACAAACTACCTGGTCTTTATCATCGTCATCCAGAGCCTTCCTAACAATCTTGTCAACAACTTTCTTACCTGAAGCAGATAACATACCTGCAAGAATCTCTTGTGCCCTAGCTTTCTTACTCTGTGGTAATATTGAACCATGTGGATTCTTTTTCTTATATACTGTTTTCTTTCGTTTACGAATAGGTAATCCCATAGCTATTCGTTCTTTATTAATCTGTTCTAAACTTTTTCTTCCCACTTTATTATCCTCTTTCGTAAGGGTATAGCTTTGCTGTCTATCATATAATAATTAATTAATTAATTATTAATT